AAAACCAAATACCAAAGAGAAGAAGCATGAATTTATAGCCAGATGTATGGCTGATTCAAATATGCTTAACGAATATCCAGAACCAAGTCAAAGATTTGAAGTATGCACACTTCAATTTTCTAAAGTAAATCTAAAAGGTCGAAAAGTATCTTTCGATTATGACGGAGTATTGACCAATGAGAAGGGAAGAGAACTTGCTAAAACAAGGCTGGAAAAAGGTGATACGATATACATTATTTCTGCACGAAAAATATCTAATGCCAAAGATGTTTATCAAACTGCAAATGAACTTGGCATTACAAATGTTTATATTACTGGTAGTAATTCTTTGAAGATATCACAAATCAATAGGATTAGAATTGACATCCATTATGATGACAATCCAGATGTAATAGATAAGATTAACAATGAAACAAAAGCATTAGGAAAATTATGGCATTAAAGTTTGAAATACCAAGTGACTACGAAAGCATAACTATCAAAAACTTTTATGATTGGCATAATGCTAAAAATGATGTAGAAAGAATTATGTCTATCTCTGGTTTATCTAAAGAAGAAGCAGAGAAAATTCCACTACAACATTACTCCAGTATATTAGAGGTATTCGAAATTGGATTAAAAAAACAATCATCCAAGTACCAACAAATTATTACTTTGAATGGAAGAGATTATGGCTTTATACCAAACCTACATTCAATGAGCATTGGAGAGTATATTGATTTAACAGAGTTCTCAAAAGATATAGAAAAAAATATACTAAAGATTTCTGGTATCTTATACAGACCAATAACAAAACGCATCAATAAGAAATATCAAATAGAGCCATATAGCACAACAGAAAACGAAATGAGATTAGATGAAATAGGTGAACTAACTCTGGAGTATTTCAATGGTGCAATGCTTTTTTTTTGGACTTTGTTAAAAGAACTACAGATAAATTCTCAAGATTATTTGAACAAGATAGTGGAGGAGATATTAGTTCAAGCGAAACAAATAGGATTGTTGACGGAATAGCATTATACGCAACAATTGAGCGTTATGGTTGGTATCATATTCTAATGCAACTTTGCGAAAGGGACATAACTAAATTAGATTTGATTGTCCAAAAAGGTGCATGGGAACTATTCACTTATATGTCATACATGAAAGATTATAACTATGTCGAATCTGAACTCTTACAACGCAATCATTAATAGATTCTCCGCATTCGCTGGAGGTCATTATATACTAAAACAATTTTCGCATGGAATGATTTCCACAAGCGATTTAGAAAAGTTTTCAGTTTACCCTTTCATGCATGTTGTCCCTCCTAATGTTACTTATGAGGAAGGACTAAAGAGAATGCAGTTCGAAATAATCTTTGCAGATTTACCAAGAGATAAAGAAGATAAAACAGATTATCAAAAGGAAGTTCTTTCGGACCTACAAAAAATAGCAGAAGATTTAATAGCAGTCATAACTAACAATGACATTCTGTTTGGAGATTTGATTAGTTGTGAGAACGCATCTATTACTCCGTTCCTCGAAGAATACAAACATACATTAACTGGTTGGAAGTTATCATTTGATTTAATAGTGCCATACTATTGGGATGCTTGTGATGTTCCAGCCGAATGGAACACATTTGTAACTAATTCTCAAAATGGTACATCTACAATACTTCAATTTATTGAATCTCTTAATTTAGATTCTAATGGAAATGTAAGTCTTGACAATGACGAAGAAAGTCCGTTGCCGAATATGTACTATGGAACAGATGCAGAAGGGATTAAGGGTTGGCAGTTATTAGGACCACAAGGTTTAACATGCGAGGACTTACCAGAGTGTGAAACCATTATTGATATTGAGCAGTCTATTACTAATGTCGAAGACGATGTTAATACTTTGCAAACTGAAATAGGACTTAAAGCAAATAGCGCAGACATAAGTGCGGTTGGTTTTTCAAATGACTATAATGACCTTGACAATTTACCAACAATACCAAGTGCGACAAGTGAATTAACTAATGATAGTGGATATATAACTCTTGCTGAAGTTCCAGCACAAATTAATAGTGATTGGAATAGTACATCTGGAGCGAGTGAAATACTTAACAAACCAACAATTCCAGATGCACAAGTAAACTCTGACTGGAATGCAACCAGCGGAGTTAGTGAGATATTGAATAAGCCAAGTATTCCAGATGCAACAAGTGATTTAATTAATGATTCTGGATTCATAACAATCAATGATGTACCAGCACAAGTAAATGCAGATTGGAACGCTACATCTGGAGTTGCAGAAATTTTAAATAAGCCAAGTGGTTTACCAACTTCTCTTGTTAATCATGAAGTTAAACTTGGCACTACAATGACTAAAGGAACTGCAGTCTATGTTAGTTCTGCAGACGGAACAAACATGGTTGTTTCTCCAGCATCTAATACAACTGAATCAACATCCAGTAAGACAATGGGGTTACTAATGACTGGAGGTAATACTAATGCTAAAGTTCAAGTTGTAACAGAAGGTTTATTGTCTGGATTAAATACTTCAAGTGCTACAATAGGTGACCCAGTTTGGTTAGGAAATAATGGAGGATTACTTTATGGAGTAACTAATAAACCAGTTGCACCTTTACACATGGTATTCATTGGCATTGTAACGAGAGTTAATACTAACAATGGAGAAATATTTGTTAAGGTCCAGAATGGATTTGAAATTGATGAACTGCATAATGTAGCAACTGCTCAAAGTAAGACAACTCCAATTGATGCAGATGCAGTTTTATTGTATGATAGCGCAGATGCAAATGGATTATGGAAAAAACTTTCATGGTCAAATATCAAAGCCACATTAAAAACTTACTTTGATTCGTTATATCAATTCACATTAAGTACTGCAACTGCAACAACACAATCACTTGTTCCATTAGCACATGCAACTTATGAAATTGGTTCAACTGGTTTGTACTATGCAATTGCATTCATTCAAGTTATTCGAACGAATACAATTCGAATGGTAAGCAATGCTGGAGGAACATCATTCCAAGATGCTTCTGCTAATGTGCTTATGAAACTTATTGGCACAACTGGAAATTTACTTATTGGCACAACTACAGATATAACATCTTCAAAACTAACTATTGATTCAACAACGCAAGGTGTACTAATACCAAGAATGACAACAACGCAAAAGAATGCAATCACTTCTCCAGCAAATGGATTAATACTTTATGACACTACTTTGAACGATTTGCAAATTTATAAAAATGGTTCTTGGAGTTCGTATCAACCAAATCTTGTTAGTGGAACGAACATAAAAACTATTAATGGAACTTCAGTTCTTGGAAGTGGTGATATAACTATTAGTGCTTCAACTTCAGCAATTGATAATGGGAAAAATGGTTTTTCTTTTTTTACTGATTTTTATGATAACTGGTATAATACTACAGTATTAAATTCTAATACATTAACATTATCTCAAGGGTCTGGTGGTAGTATAGGATTACCTTCTAATTTTCCTCAAAACACAAGTTTAAACCAACAAGGAATAGTTCAATATGTAACAAATAGTTTCACACCAACTGCATTTGTTTATCATGTTTCCTCTGGATATCAACTTCAATATCAAGGTTTAGGCGGTGGAGTTTGGAATTTTGAAACTTCTATTCAAATTTATTTAGCCAGTGGTTCAACTCAAAGATATAGAACTATTCATGGATTTGGTAGTGTTCAAAATGGAGCAAATGAAGATTACGGAGTTTTCTTCACATACGATGAAGGTGGTACTGCTAACGGAACTATAGCAAGTCCTAATTGGCAATGTGTTACTACTGCTGGAGGTGCTATAAGAACTTTAACTACAACTTCAGTACCAGTAACATTCACAACAACATGGATAAAATTACGAATACAAGTCAATGCTAATGCTTCATCAGTTGCATTTTTAATAAACGGAACATTAGTTGCAACACATACTACTAACATTCCAAAAGCGCCAAATTTTGGAACTTATATTAAACAAGGAATAAATTCAGTAACTGGTAATAATGCAAAAAGATTTTTTGCTGATTATATAGGATATGAAAATATATTCACAACACCAAAAGTATGATAATAACAAAGTACAGAATGCTCTATGAAAATGGTTACATAGAAACCTCTAATGAGCAAGAGGCAATTGAATATGGGAATTACATAGTATTAACTGAAGAAATTCCAGATGAGCCAATAGACGAAACAACTTAATAATACAATGGCTGATTTAGATTTCGAGAAACCAAACTTCTTTAAGGTAGTTGCCGAAATGGGCGATGTTGTTATTGACCTAATGAAAGAGGATTACTCTCGTTGGAAATTAGTTGGAGATAGAAAGAGAAGAGCAGTAGCAACTGGAACTCTTCGTAATTCGTTAGCATATAGACTAAAGATAAAAGCGAAACAAGTAGATATTGAAGTCTTTGCTAAAGGAGATGCGAAAAATTATTATGAGGTTGTAGAATACGGAAGAGGTAAAAATAAAAAAGGTCCTCCAGTAGATGCAATTCTCAAATGGATGTCTGCAAAACCAGTTGTACTTCGAAACAAAAAAGGACAATTCAAAAAGTCAAGTGCGGAGGAAAAAAGAGCAGTAGCATCATTGATTTCAAGAAGCATTGGTAAGCGAGGCATACCAGCACGAAAGACTTTTGAAGAGGCAGTTAGTTTAGTAATAGATGAATTCACAGAGAAGATGTCCGAAGCATACGGAAAAGATTTTATTATAGCATTAGAAAAAAAATTTAGAACAGATGATTGAAGTAATTGATTATCCATACAATTATACTCCAGTTGGTCAAAGACTAATTGTAGCATTGACGAGTACAAATAGTTTCCAACAAGGATTTCGATTTGTAGTTGAAGTCATACCTAATGTGACATTATACATACAACCAAACCCAAGTGGAATTGGCATTATTGATTTATGTCCTATACTTCGAGAGAAGTTAAAGCATACTACATTGGCTAATGAATCTGGTATTGGAGAAGAATATAGTTCGCATATAAATATAGGACCAAGTGTTTCTGAAGCATGGTTAGTTGGCGGAGTATTTACAATAGACCCAGACGGAATTGGACCAGATAATCTAAAGAAATTATCATTCTTTTTAGCCAACTATGAATTTAGTGACGGATATAAACCAGACCCAAATATTAGGTATGCTTTAAATAGTACAACCAGTCTGACATTTTCAGAGCGTTTATTGAACACTCATTATTGGATAAATGCTTCTCAATATGGATTAACTAATGATTCAATTTATATACCTACAAGAGATGAAGATTGGGGTATTATGATGTCACCTATTAAAGGAACTCCTTTGAGTACTACTGCAGAACAATGGAAATTAGATGCTTATGATATTAATGGCACACCTTTATTTTTTAATTCATATTCATTAAGTGGAGGTTCGCCAGATAAGTGTAATTACATTGGAGTTTACCCACAAAATTTATATGCAGAAGATTTAGGATTTCCAATTGATTGGCACTATTATACAT